GGCACATATAACGTATTCACTAAACACTCTTAATCAGTTTCACCCAGCCCACTCAGCAAGTGGGACTGGATGTCTTGAAAAGTCAAACTCCACAGTAGAAGCTTTTAATTTCCTCATTTCTGAGTGAATTAATTCCTCTACGCTTTGTTCCTGAACTTGCTTATTTTCAACAACAGATTCTAGCACTTCCTGGAGTACTTCCACCTGTCCTATTGTGTCAGTTCCTTTAGACCTTGGGTTAAGACCGAGCTTCACAAAGATATCTGATATACCTTTATGTCACTCAGCAACCTGGACAAATTCTTTAATAGTCTTATCTAAAACTCTAAATTGAGGTCAATACGAAGAAGGTATTAAACTAGCTATTTTATCAAAATCGAAGAGCCATTGAAGGAGAAGGATAGATTTCTCTTCTTCTGACTTCATGGATGCCCCTATATCAGATAAACTCTGGATAAGGACATGATCTCTCACGACTTGAGGTGGCACTATAACTGGTGTATGAACCGCATCGACCACACCGTATTTACGGTTGAACGCTGTTGCGTCAGCAATCCCTGTTGACTCATATAGATTATATTCTATCGGAGCAATTAGGACGCTAAACGGAACAGGTTCTGTGACGAATTGGTTAATAGCATCGTCTCTAACAAGAACCTCCGTTAAAAATGGAGGGTGTTGAGATATAGGCCTAACTAGTTTACCCGACTTCGCAAGCGGTATACGTACTTTTCTCATCTCTGGAGTAGATTCTTTCAACATAGTTGAAGAAAGATACTTATCCATAGAGTAGATAGTACCCGTAACCTCAATAGATTCTATGTAACGTGTGTAAGCTTGCACGTATCGCCTTAAGAATTTAAAGCAGATATTGTGTAAGTACATCCGAATATAGAATCATGCCATAGAGTCCGATGGGACGTCCCATTTGGTATTTCAAGATGAACTTAAAATTCAATCTTTGATACTTTCTGGGTAACACCCGACCGGAGATTTAAATCAGACTAATAGTGTTCTAAGGCGGGGTGATAAAGCTCTAAATTGAGCAGTAATTGCTCTATTTTTGGCCTTATAACCGTAACCTAAGAAACTAAGAATTGCTCCAATAGATAATTTATGTATTCGGACAAACTCACAAGTTAATAATGTACTAGAGTAAACAGCTATAACTTCCTTCAGAGGAAGCATATCTGCTCTACCAGTGGGTGTAAAGAATTTCTTTGCAAACTCTGCGTAGAACTTACCTTTAGCAATTATAGACTTAGCGAGCCCGGCTTTAACACCGATTAAATCCAAAATACGTAAATACTCTATTGCTACTGCACGGTTAGCTATTACTATATCGTCCCCGAGTATTGCATACTCACGGAACATTATAGGAACAGTTCTACCATGCCGTCTTGCCCTTAGAGCTGCCCATTGAACTATTGCGTGATGAGTCATAGCTAACATAGCCCAAGACGATAACGCCCCCATCGGCTGACCTACTGAATAGGTCACTGCTTTTGGGATCTCGTCGGGAATATCAAATCCCCTCGGAGATGGAACTTTCACTTGATATTCTCTGTCAACTAATAACTTTTTCCAATCCTCAGCCATGAGGGCGGGGTTTCTAAGCCCCGCAAGTCTTAAAAGCCCCTCCATCAGAGGGACTTGAAGGCTTACTGGTAATCTGTCAGTAGCTGCAGATAAATCAATTGAATAAAATCATCTTCCTTTAACAGGAAGTGATCTTAGTAGTTCCACCGGTTTCGTCTGGTCAAATGTACCATCCATCGTGATATGTCGGAGCAATCCGAATATCATTTCATGGATGGGCTTTAAACATCACTGAGTTCACGCATCCACCATCGCAAAAACCCGTACCTTACCAGCGGCTTCCTCCTTGAAGCCTAACTTGGCAAGATAGCGGAATTTAATTTCGCGATAAGAGCTATTAGGGTCTCTTGATACATGCTTGTATCATTTGGCACTAGCAGCTCAACCAATTCTCTCCAGCATAACAGGGAAGTCATCCCCTGGTATGTTAGCTTGTCACTCTTTAAGAAATCTCTTCAAGACTTCATAAAGAGGATGAGTAACCCATAACTTAGCGGCAGAGACTAAGCCAAAGAACGAACTGTTTCCAGGCGTTCTTGACATAGCTCTGTCCTCTATAGTTGTTGGACCAGATTTTTGAATTGGGAATGGTTGCGGTTGAGCCAACTCAACTTTATATCCTTCCGGTAA